GGTGGTTCAAGCCACCGACATCGTTCGCCCCCTTTAGCCGCACCAGCTGCCATGGCCGCGGCGGCCCGGAGTGAACCCCTAAATACGTTCCACCAACACCCTGGGGACCAAAAATGTTGTCGTCCGAATGGCCAAGCACCAGACAATCACTCTGATTGAAAATGCAGACGACGCCTTCGAACAGGTTCGCCGCTGAGTTTGAGTAGATCGTATGTGTCACACCGCATGCGACATTGGTCGTGGCGCCGATATATATCAACGGTGCCGTCATATTTGCCGGGCCACTCACGCTCGACGAGTTGAGAAACAATCGGTTGACTTGACTGTCGCAAACATCGCTGGAAAACCCATTGGCAATGTCCATCCGGAACCCCTCGCCGCCGATACCGAACTGCACCCCCGTCAGCATGTCGGCAAATAGCGTCTGCACCAGCTTGATATGCGTACCGTCCGTCACCTGCAGCACATAGTCCCCTTGCGTGATGCCAACGCCGCTCACCAAATCACCCACATGAATGCCGCTTGTGTCCGCCACCTGAAGATCGATGTCGCCAGCATGAGCATCACCCGTCAGGGTATAGATCACCGGATAGCCCTCACGCGTGCCCACCCGGATAATGGAATAATGGATGCCAGCAACCTTGATCCCAGAACAGCCCGCAACATCGTTGCAGTCGAATAAGATGCCCTCCGTATTGCTGCCGGTAATCCTCACATTGTCGGCGGTAAGCGGCTCGTCGTCGTAAATGTATTGCGAGGGCGACGGTGCGATCGCCCCTGCCGCGTTCCATCTGATCGTCGTCATGGCCATGGCCGCCGGACCGACAATGTTGTCGCCAATTTGGCCCATCTGCTGGTCCTGCGCGATCAATGAGACAAACGAGAGATGGTTTTTCAGGGTAAAATTTGTGAAGCCGATGCCACGCGGAACTAGGACGGCACAACCGGATGTCGTCTTTGTCGGCGCAACCAAGCTTTGGCAATAATTCAAGGCCGCCTGGACCGCCGCGCCGTCTATTTCTTGCGTGAGGGACGTGACAAACGGGTAGACCACCTGGGCAGCTGCCAATGTTGCATACCTGGTCGATAGAGGATGGCTGCTCCCATCAAAGATTGCGCCATAATCCTTTGCTGTCACCCAATTGCCGAGTGAACCGGCGTTGATTGTGCCTCCGCCTCCCGAGAGCTGCTGACCCATGGCCGTAGCGGCGAACAATGCAAACAGGCAAGCAATGGCAAAGCGCGCTAGCATCTAATTTTCCTCGACGGTCGCTGGTGATGGTGCAGCGCTGCTGACGCAATTCAGGGTATCGCCGGGAATGTATGGACCGCTCCAAACCCGTGTGAGCGTCGGCGGGATCGTCCATGAGCCAGCAGTATTTATCGCGGCAACCGTGCTGCCAAACGCACAGGCGATCGTCGCCGTGGTGCTTTCATTTGAGATAGCCAACAGTTTACGGGCCGGATTTGCCGCCAGTATCTGGGTCGAGCTGCCTGTTAGCGTAACCGCCGTGAAGCCGCCTGTACCAACAGAGCCCTGCACCACGCATGGTTTGCTAGGCCAGCCGCAGACTGCTTGCTGTGCATCAGCGCGGCCGATGAACAGAAGCCCTAGAAGCGCAATGAGCAACCATATCCTCATGACTGCATCTCCTTAGCGACGAATGCATGCCCAGTCGTCGGCGCTGTCACGTTAATCGCCTCGAATGTCACGGGCCCTCCGTCAGTGTCATAATACGAGCCAGGCGTTAGCTCCAGCGAGCCGAGCGCAGATGTGCTGGCGTTGTCCGTGAAGTTCACAAAGATGCTTTCATTGGCGCTCGCAGGATTGAGCACATAGAGCCGGATGCGCTCGATATTCGAGGCGGCCAGAACTTGCGATGTCCCGCCCAGAGTGATAGTCCCGCTGCGATCCGTCCAAATGCCCATGGCTATCCCATAATAAGCAACCTGTAGGTCCTGTCAGTCTGCGCGTTGTTCGCATGGGCGAGGGTCAGCGTGCCCTTGCCCTGCGATGCAACATAGAGCGTGCCAGCGCCAATCTCAGCAGCCGCATGCGCTGTAAGTGGGCAATCCAAGCCTATATAGCTCGTTCCCGAGAAACGCGGATCGATGATGTCCGTCTGGCTCTGGTTGGCCATTAGCGTCACGTCCAACATGGCGTTGATCTTGCCGCGGCTTGCGTTCCAAAGCGCGGTATAGGACCGCTGCAGCCAGGTGAAGAGCTCTTGTGGCGACTGTGGAGCGAGGTCGATGCTAGGGAATGTTGGCATTACCGCACCCCCGCGTCGTGCGCCGTGATGTCATCAACGCCTATGAAGTGGCTCCAGTTAGCGCTTGCCGGGATGAGCGCCCGGGCCCGATGATAGCGCGCCTTGCTGCGGAACTTGCACAGGCCGAGCTTGTCCTGGGCCACCGGCGCACTGATATTGACGGTATCGTTCAGCCTATCCCGCGTCATCAGGGATACGCCACACAGCGGGCCATTTGTCGAGCCATCGCCTATGGCATCCAGCATTGGGCGAATGGACCGGACAAAGGCTTTCCGGCCGGGAATGATGTTTGCCTCTGTCGTGTCGATCGTGGCGGCAAGCGGCATTCCGTTAAAATAGCCCATACGGTGGCTGCTATCGAAACCAGCGACAAAGCGCTGCGGAACGCCCAGCCAGAAAGCGCTGTCCCAGGCGTGCGGCATGATTTCCACGGTAGGATAGACGGCCGCCACGTCCTCGATCGTCCAGCCGCCGGAGGGCGCCGCAGGCCAGATATATTCGATGTCGCCAGGCTGCGCGTGTGTCCAGCGGTCCAATGGCCAGCAATAGAGCAATTGATGGTTTGGCGTGCCATCCAAGCTCGTCGTGTCGGGAAACGAGATCACGTAGTTGGAGTTGGTCACGTCGACCGCAGAGGAAATGCGCGAGAGGTTCCCTCCGTCCACGTTCGACCAGAACCAGCGATTAACCCGCTGTTCGCCGATCGGCACGGGCGCGCCAAGTCCCTGGATCATGAAAAATCCCGACCGATCGCAGAAGAAAATCAGGTTCATGTGCTTGTTGATCGAGCCGGGGATCGCGCACCCGAGGCTTGGCGTCAGCAGGGAAAAACGGAATATGTCCGGCGGCCCCTCGTAGATCGCACGCCTGATCGAGAACTCCTGAAAGATGGTCGCGGCATACTCGATGCCGACCAGGCCAACGATATTTCCGCCATCGGGCAATGTCTGCTCATCGGATTGCGTAAGCTGTGATGGCACCCAATCCGCTGAGTTGTTAATGGCCGACCATTTGACGAGCTTGTTGTTGGCGGTCGTATGCGCCGCCATGACGAAATCGCCGACTACGGCGCAATAGATTGCACGCGGAGGCGAGCCGCCGAGATCCGCGAAATTCGTTCCGGTGTCAATGTTTACGGTCTGCGGAGTGTCGAAGCCATTGAAGGCCAGGACGTTTTCCCCGAACTGGCAGAAAGTCCAGAAAAAGCTATCCTCCGGACAGCTGTATGGGCCGCCCATGGTCCGGCTTACGTCGACCACGCTATGGCCGGTGATTTTGTAGAGCTTGTCGCGCGTGCCTACGATGACGACAGCGGTATTGTCATTGCGGCGCACCGAGAACGCACCACGGACATGCTCGTCTGCTGGCAGCGCGGTCGTCGCGAACGGCAGGAAGCTCGGAAACGGCCCATAGCTCTCGGCCCGGGCAACTACATTCAATGCTTCCGTAGATGCGCCGTTGGGATCGCGCGAGATGGCCGGCGTATCAGGTAGCCAGGGCCCGATCGCAAGATAGCTCTGGGTCGGCATTAGAGGTACGTCGGCATGATTTTGCCGCTCGCCTGATACTGATTATAACCGCTGCGGAACTCGGGATAGATCCGGTTATCGATCTCAGCCTGCATCGCATCTGCGCGGTCGAAGTCCCATGTCACGTTCCGGTAGAGCAGTTCCTTGGCCTTGAACCGGATCAGCTCCTCGCCGTCCTGTGTCCAGATGTTTGTGTCCCCGCACTGGCTGAGCTCTGGCAGCAGCCGATCGTAGTACTCGGTGATGAGGTAATCCCGATCCGGGATCGGCCAGAGCCAGATTTGGCCGTCCCATATCGCCATATCCCGCGGCGGGGATTTCGTTGTCGTGAGGACGGTGATCCCGCGGAGATATTCGAATGTGCGAGGCGTCAGCTTCCAATAACTGCCGGACACCAGCGCGTTGACCATAATCATGGATTTGTAATCCTGCGGCAGCCCGTAGGACTGTTGGGCTGCTACCGTGCTGAACGTTGCCGACCCCTCAAGAAACGGCCATCGCTGGCGGGAGTAAAACTTGATAGCGTCCTGAATGGCGTACTGGACCTGCAGCGGCAGCGCGGTGTCAGCGATCTCGTCAGAGATCCGTTCCTGCAACTGGCAATAGTCCCAGATCGGCCCAATCCATTCCTTGGCAAACCACGCGTGGCCAGCGGTTGCGGCCGTGACATTCACTTGCTCGGTCGACACGGGGCCCGGTGAAAGGCCCCAGGAGCTGCCTGGCGTGAGCTCGATTGAGCCCGCTAGCGTCGTGCTGGCAAGAGCCGTGAAGTTGATGAACAGGCTTTCCATCGCGCTGGGCGGGTTTTCGACGATGATACGCGAGCGGCTGACATCGGCCGCAGCGAGCTCCTGCGACATGCCGCCACTTGCTACCGTGCCGCTGCGATCAATCCACGTTGTCATTAGCGAGCTCTACCAGACCTCTCGGTTTGACAGCAATCGCGTTACATAGCAGCGTTTGCTCGGCAATCCATACGTTGTCCATTGGCCCACCGCGCCAGCCATCAAGCCATGGGCCCCCATCGGTATAATGCAGCGCGGAAAACTCTCCACTGAAATGGCCGACAAGCCTGTGCCAGCGTTCGGGCAACTCGCCGATCAGATCGAATGGCAGCCACTCGAAGCCGTGCAGCCAGGAGCCTGGTTGCATATTGACGCATTCGGCTGTCAAGCAGACGTTGGCCCTATGGTCGATGTTGAACGCCATCAGGCTGGACCAAGCTTTCCGGGGATAGCGGGCCTGGATCTGGCCATCCATCTTCAGCTTGCGCCTTGGGCGGAAACGGTGTTTGACGCACATCACCGCATAGGACGGATCCAACAGCGGCTCGAGTTTCGCGACATCATCGCAGAAGAGGAAATCGCAGTCGCAGAAGAATGCCCAACCATGCAAGCCAGCCTCGCGCGCAAGCGTAACAGTCAGGAAGCGCGTGAAGGCAAATTCTGTGCTGAACGGTTTGCCATCCTGATCGTCCCACCATTGGCCGGTGGCATCCATCCGCCATTCGCGCCAGAATAAATTTGCGCGGCGCAACTGGCGATGCTTCAATGGTTTGACAATCACTTCGCAGGATGCGTGACGCATCAGTGAGTAGCGCGCCACATCAAAAGCCTCTCGCTCACGCTCATCGTAACCTATAAACCAATGCTGCTTCATACAAACCTCGCCCAGCAATTATCCAGCAGGATGAATTGCGTGCCGCCGGTTTCATTCACGGCGCGGGCCACGGTCGGCCATTGATAATCGTGGCCTGCCAGCAGGCCGCCGCGGCGCAGCTTTGGCGTCCAAGCTTCGATGTCCGCTTTGCAAGCCTCATAGGAATGATCAGCATCGATGAACACAAAATCCAATCGCCCATCGGCGACGAGCTTGGCCGCATTCACGCTGAAGTCCCGAATGATCTGGACGCGACTTGGAAAGCTCGCCTCGACCTTCGCCTTGAATGCCTTGTAGGATTTCTCATGGTTCCAGCCCTGGGTCCATGTTTCCCTGCCCTGATTGTCGGGCTGCGGCGCCCATGGATCAACTGCAACCATTCGCATGTCCGGCAGCAGCGTGCACAGAAACACCGTAAACCGGCCCGTCGATACGCCAATCTCGGCGCCGTAGCGATAGCCATTCGTCAGGCATATGCCGCCGATGACCTCCCAGCGCCATATGAACCGATGTGGGATGTACCGGCCGATATCAGGCTGGAAGTCAGCGAGTTTCTTCATGGCCGCTCCCGCTCCATACGAGCCATGACGTCTCGGGCATACTCCGGCACATCGTCCCCCATCTTCCGCAATGCCAACCCTTTCTTGTCCAATTCCGCCTGCAAATAAGCCAAAGATTTTCGGCCAAAGTGCGGGATGCCCGCCCAATCATAGGCAGATTTTTGAATAATCTCCGCGATGTCCGGTTCTGACGAGCAAAGCTCTTGTCTGATGATCCTCACCACCTTGGCGGGAAGCATCATCCCTGCAAATGGGATATTGGATTTCATGCTGATGCCTTCTCCTTCTCGGCATATTCACCCTTGATCGCATCGGCTATTTCCTTTGGAACTTGCTCCGTCAATGTGAACCGATATGCCTTGCGGCTACCGTCCTCTTGGGTCACGGCAAACCCGATCTGGAACCGCAGATCAAACCATTCGATATAGATAGATCGGCTCATGCCGCCTCCTCGTCGCTGCGAAAAATATGCTCCCATCCGGGACCCTTACGACGTCCCTTATGGTGGACTGCCCACGTCCAGGGACTATGGCGCTTATCCGCCGGCGGGCAATTGTCCTCCGCCAAGAGCCGCACGCGGGCGTCATCAATTATCAGCCGATCTCCCGGCTTGTGGCATACGCCAGTCAGCAGCCCGAATGCGAGCTGATCAGCCCACCAATGGTGGATTGCCCGCGGTAGGTTGCAGGCGATCTTGCCGTAATGCTTCCAGAACGCGGTGCGCTGATTTTGGCTCACGATCAGGCCGGTATTCACTGGCTGGTCGGGTTTTTCCCGCCATAAGAGGCCGACATCGTAGGTGCTGTCGATCTTGACCGGCTGCAGAAATTCCAGATCAGGGTCGACGAATATCGTGGGCCCAGGATATTGGCCTGCCCAGCTTGAGATCGCGACGGCGCGCTGCAGGCATAGGTTCTGGAAAGTGGCTTGTTTCGGGACCGGGCAGACATCATGGAAGTGCGCCCGCATAGGCGTGTCGGGTGTAGGTGTCAGCAGCATCAGATGCGCGTCGGGCATCACCGCCCGGGCGCTTCCTGTCATGCGCTCGATCAGCGGCCCATAGGGGCGCCCGAGGTCCGCGTAATAACAGACGATGGCCGTTTTCATCAGTCTGGGATCGTCAGCACGACCGGCTGGCCCTTACCGTCTTTGCCGAACGGCTCGGTCTCATAGAGCAGGTCGTTCGCGGTCGGGCCGACGCCCTTGACCGCCTTGTTGGCATTGAAAATCTTCGTAACGGCCTCTGGACTGGCGTCATTATAGTGAGCCAAGGCAATGCTCGACAGGGTGTCGCCCTTCTTCACAGTGTACTGTGCCATAGGCTTTCTCCCTTATTGCAATCTGCCGATTTGAGCATGGCGTAACGCGCGGATCGCGCCTTTCAGCACCTTGGGGTGTGGCCAATCAGAACGATCAGACAAGAACACGACGCCAGGCTCCTGCCGCTCCATCATGCCGTCGACGAGCCCTTGCCGTAGCGATGCATAACGCTCCGCCTCATGGTTGCAGGCATCCCGCAGACGTGTATTGCCGACCGCAGCGATAGCCGCCTCTTGCCAGACGCGCGCTATCCAAGCGAGCGAGTCCTGCTCGAAGCCTATTTCCTTCCATAAAGGATGATTGCGCATCGCAGCGAACGCTCGCAGGAAATCCACCACATTCCCGCGATCCGCGTACATGGTTTCGAAGAACGGCTTGCCCTCGATGTCCATCACTCTGCCGCCTGAATTGCCAGATTTGCAGCGAGCCGCTGAGCAATGCGGTCAATGATGGGCTCCCAGCGCTCGTCGTCGCGCTGCCTGAACAGCTCTACACCGTGATACCAGATCATGCGCGTCGGATGGCCACAATAGCGCCAGGCGCATTGCCGCGGCGTCATGACCATGGCTGGAACGCCCATGGCTCCGGCCATATGCACGGCGGTCTGGCACACGCTGACCACGAGTTCGCAGGAGGCTATCTCATCGCGGATGCTCTCGATCTCGCGCCCGCGCACCTCGTCGCGAATGCCGATTAGCTTGGCATCATCCGCGCCGTCGTATTGCACGGAGGTGAACTCATAGCCGGGGATATCGAGGATCGGGCGCAGCATTTCCGGCTTGATGGTGCGCTCGCGTTTGTTTGTTCTGGCTGCGCCGCCACGCCATGCCAGGCCAATGCGCTTGGGAATGGCCTTCCGATAGCGCTTCAGATATGGCCGCCCATCCGGCATGCCGACAAGCGCCGGCAATGAGCCCATGGTGATGAATGCTTCCGGCTCGCCCTCCGCCGCCACGAGGGCGGCATGGTTCGGATAGCATGGCACGCCAAAGCTTGCGGCAAACCACGGCACAAGCCGCTCCGTGCATTCGACGGCGACATATCGGGCCCGTTTGCGAGCTTCGGCAAAGCAGCCCATGAACAGGATTTCATCGCCGATGCCCTGCTCGCCTTGGACAACCAGATAGCCGATCGGCTTGCCATCCCACTTTGGCGCTTTCCATGGCCGTTGCGTTTCGATCTTGTCCTCGACGAGCCAGCGATATTCGTAGTGCGGCCATGCTTCGTCGAATTTGCCCTGCTCGAGCAGCGCCAGCGCCAGGTTGTTCCGAGCCTCGGCATGCTCGGGGGCGCATTCCACCGCCTTGCAGGCGTATTCCTCGCCCTTTTCCGGTTCCCCGGTGTTAAGATACAGGCCCGCCAGGGCGTTCCATGCGTGCTCGTCATTGCTGTATTTGACGCCCTGCTGCGCGCAATAGAGCGCGGCTTCCTTGCGCCCGAGGTGGCGCAGGGAAATGGCCAGATTGACCCATGCGCCTGGATGCTCGGGATAGACGGTCACGGCTTGCCGCAATAGATGGCTCGCCAGGCCGTAGTTGCCCCGTTGCGCCCAAAGCATCCCGTAGCAGGCCAGCACGTTGGCGTCCGGCTGATCCATATAGCCTAACAAATGCTGGTAGATGTCCTCCGCGGCATCATAATCCTTCGCCCTATGGTGGACGAATGCGTCCTCGAGCATCTGCCGCGGTGTGCGCAATCGATCCTCCTATGTAGCGGCGGGCTGCGTGTTCGGGGGTGCGCAGCCCGCCTGACCTGAAAACCTGGGGACGTGACTAGGGAAGGTTTCCAGGCATCACATACTCAAGCAGCAGATAGACCGACATAGATGTCGTTGTCGTGCTGATCGCCGTCACCGTAACGAGGACCGGCCGCTGATAGGGAATGTGGTCATCGCTCGTGCTGACGGTGACAGGCCCGTAGATCGCCAGTCGGGTTTGGAGCGCGGCGCCACTCGAGACCGTATAGGTGCCGAAATAGCTGGCGCTTTCCTCGGTGCCCACTTGGATCGTATGAGCACCGCCGCTCGGCACGCTGGCTGTGATCGCCCCGCCCGTGACAAAGCATTTCGCGGGGATCGGAAACATCCAATATTCTTGCGATACCGATAGACTATCCGTCGCATCGCCGACAATGGATGCGCCCATCCGGTTGGTGCCGGTTACAACGGCACGCGGGCTGACGCGGGTGAATTCGGAGGAAGTCTGGATTGTCTTTGCCATGGTTCATTCCTCCTTATGGCGCCGGCGCATAGCCGGACAAGACGAGGGTGGCAAAGTCCATGGCGTTGAATACCATTTTCTTCAGCCCCCATATCAGGCCAGACGACACGCCTAGCTGGTTGCCATAGTCGAAAGTCTCCTCCACCCAATTCATGGCCTGGTCGGAGTTGTCGCCGCCGAACCCGATCGCCGCGGCTTGTGCACCGCAGAGAATGCTTCGCCGGTAGCTGGTCGATGATGTGACGGCCGATGCAACGCATGGAACCCGGCTGTCTTCGACAATCATGCAATTGTTGTACACGCCAATCATGCCCGTGACGATCGGGTTGTCGCCGATCTGGCCACCAGCGAGCTTGGATTTGTTGATATCCGCCCATCCGCTCGTGGCAGTGTTTGCGCGAAGCTGCTGTGTCTGCCATGGATGGATGAATATCACATATTGCCGCTCGCCATTGACGTCAATCGGCCGCAGGCTCGGGATTGCGGTTGCTGCCGAAAATATCTTGGCTTTCGCGATGCCTCGATCGAGGTCTGCCAGTTTGAAGCTGTAAGTAGTCGTCAGCGATAGGCTGGCCTCTGCGGTGCCGCCAGGGGTAGTGGCCGTCGTATCGCAGAGGATGAGGTGGTTACTATCCGGTGCAATCGCGGCTTGCATGCCGCTGAAGCGATTGTCGGTACTTGTGCCCTGTAAGGCATTCGCTTGCGTCTGCTGGGTCGTTGCGCCAGCCAATTGATTGAATAGGCTGGCGTCCATGCGATCCGACCACCAGTCCCTGAGGCCGGACATGGCCTCGTCGCGGATGGAGAACGGAACACGCTGCTCGGACATCTTGCCGCCGCTCAGCACCGCATGGCGAAGCTGATCGATGAAAAGGTTGTCCGAATAGGTGGTCAGGGCTTCCTCATTGCCCTGCAAGGTGCTGTCACCGGTCGTGCCGGAGCCAACGAGCTGCATCCGCAGCCCGATGGTCACGCGATCGCCTGGGCCTTTCTGGAGATCGGTTTGCAGTGAGATGAGCGAATCCTGGCTGTTGCGTCCCCGGAATTGTGCGTACCTTGTTTGCTTTAAGGCTTCGACAAACAGCCGCTTCGCCCATAGCTTCACGGCCAGTGGGTTGTTCCATTATGTTCGCCAGGATTCGCTACTTCCTGACCGCTCTTTCGAGCTGCTGCATGTCGCCATGCAGATCAGACTATATCATGCCTCAGGATAGAGGCCCGCGCGCTTCCCACCGCTTGGTGGTACTGGCTTTCGCCATAGTCGTTGCACCTTCCGGCATCAGCCGGCTTGGCTCAGGATTGCCTCTCGATGTACGAGGCTTCCCCTGAATTCACGCGGTTTGCTTGCGGGGACTTATGGGGACAAATGCCGCCGTTCATGGCTTTCCCGCTATTGCAGTTCCAGCATAGAACCTGAAAGCCGGCGGGATAAGCATGGCGCTTCAGCCATGCGACGAGATTACCACCCTTCCCGTTTCCGATCACATATCCGAGCGAGCGCCGATGTTTCGCGCCGTCATTGAACACATGATCGATTGTTAGGAATTTTGGCTGTGTCTCGCCGCAACAAGCGCACTTGTAGCCCCCATAGGCCATGATCGCTTCGTGACGCAATCTGCGCCAATGTTCCTTGCCACGTTCACGTTCGGCGATGACCCATTGTGGATTTTGTCGATCGCGAGCATAGCGCCAGCGGTCGTCCGCACGGCAAGCTTCGACATTGCGCATCCGCCAAGCCCGCATTGCCGCAGCAACGCATGCCTTGCATTGGCGCTTTTGAGCAGCCTTCTCGTGCATCTTTCCGCATTTGGAACATTCAATCTGCATGGCCTGTCCTAGCCCCACAAGGGGCTAATTAGCTAACCCCGTAGCTCGTAGCTGCCATGGATACCTCCGTTGGCATGGTTGAACAGGAATGGTTTGTCCCTCCCATGCGCCGGAGGACGCGAAAGCCATTTAGCGCCTGGCTGCGGCGAAAGCCCGTTTTACGCCTGAGCTGCGGCGAATAGTCACCTATCGTAGCGCACCGCTACCCCTTGTGCAAGATGCTCCTACTGCCACAATTTCTTCCAGGCACTGTTCTTCAGATTGGCGAAATCCTCGTCGGACATGGCAGCCAATGCCTCGAGCGTGAGCCCCTCGGCGGTGCCACCGCCAGCGCCCGACAGCGATCTACCAGCCCCCGCTTGGCC